GCAGGTAAGAAACGTAAAACCTCGGATGGTAAGACAAAGAAATTGCTTGGTATTGTATGCAATCTTGAAGATTATGCACTGGGGGCAACCAAAGGCGGAGAAATCAGCCATTTCACACAGTTTGACATTGATTTCAACCAGGAAAAATCTCTTCTGGAAACTCGTGTCTCTGGTGCTCTTCACAGAGTGTACTCTGCTATTGCAATTGAAGAAGATGTGACAGCATCCAGTAACAGTGTGAGCGATACAAGTGATCATGCAGCAGGCTGATCGTAAAGGAGAAAAATCAAAATGAAGTTTCATGGAATAATCGGCTATGCGGTTTCTTCGGAAATACGACCTGGCGTGTGGTCGGATGGAATTACAAGACGTGAATGCTACGGCGATCTGATTCGTAACACTCGTCAATATCAATCATCTGATACGCTTAATGATAATCTTAATATATCAAATGAAATCAGCATTGTAGCCGATCCATGGGCTCGCGATAACTTTCATTTGATGCGATATGTCGAGTTTATGGGTGCTAAATGGAAAATTACCAATATTGAAGTTCAGTATCCGAGACTGATATTAACAGTTGGAGGTGTGTACAATGAATCGACGACTGATGCTACATAATCTTTTATGTGGGGTATTATCCTGTCCTACATCTGGGGATAATTGTAGAGTCTATTTCCAGCCACCTTCTTCTGTAAGAATGAATTATCCCGCCATCATTTACGCTCTTGATGACATCGAGAATACATTTGCGAATGACGGGGTTTATTTATCTACAAAAAAGTATTCAATAACAGTGATAGATAGCGATCCGGATAGTAAATTGATTGAAAAAGTATCAGCACTACCAACTTGTCGGTATAACCGGCATTATACTAAAGACAATTTGAATCATGATGTCTTTGAAATATTTTATTAAGGAGGAACAACATTTATGAAAAAGAAACTTGTTTGGGATAATACTGGTGAACGTTTATACGAAACCGGTGTGAGCAAAGGTGTTTTATATCCAATTCAGCCTGGAGGGGTGTATACAAAAGGTGTTGCATGGAACGGATTGTCTGCGGTTACAGAGAGTCCATCTGGAGCAGAAGCTACAGGACTTTATGCTGATAATATCAAATATCTCAACCTTATCTCAGCAGAAGAGTTTGGAGGAACGATCGAAGCTTATATGGCGCCTGATGAGTTTGCAGAATGTGACGGTTCAGTTGAAGTGGCTCCGGGAGTTTATGCAGGACAGCAGAGTAGAAAAATGTTTGGTCTCGCATACACTACCATCATTGGTAATGATGTGGATTCAAATGACCATGGATATGAGATTCATCTTGTATATGGATGCATGGCTTCACCATCAGAAAAAGGCTATGAGTCTGTAAATGACAGCCCTGCGGCACTTACTCTTTCTTGGGACTTTACCACAACACCGGTTAATATTACATCGGTTGTGGGTGAAGTGACGAAGTTAAAACCGACAGCCACATTAGTGCTTAAATCAACTAAAGTCGATGCAAAGAAAATGGCAGCAGTGGAAGAAATCCTGTATGGCAAAGATCCAACAGGTGCTGATACTAACGATGGTGTCGAGCCAAGACTTCCGTTACCGGACGAGATTATTTCAATTATGAAAGCAGTTGGTTAACAAGTAAAAGAGTCGTATTCAGTCAGGCTGGCGACTCTTTTTTTTACGAAAGGAGATAACGATTATGTTAAAAAAGACAATTACTTATACAGATTACAATGGTGTGCGGCGTACCGAGGATTTTTGGTTTAATCTCTCTAAGGCTGAAATCATGGAAATGGAAATGGGAACCGCGGGTGGATTAGCTGAAATGTTACAGAACATTGTAAACGCACAGGATGGCCCAGCGATTATTAAGACATTTAAAGAATTAGTTCTTAAAGCTTATGGCGAAAAGACGCCGGATGGAAAATACTTTAGAAAATCTCCTGAAATTTCAGAAGCATTTTCTCAGACCGAGGCATACAGCGATTTATTCATGGAACTGGCAACAAATGCTGATTATGCGTCTGAATTTGTAAAAGGAATTGTTCCGCGTGATACTGATACCGTCGTGACAGCAGAAACAGCGTCGGCAAACAAGATCGTTTCCATTTAAAAAGAGGTGGGTGAGTTATGCTTGAAATTGTAATACCACCCATTGAATTTTGGGATGAAACGAATGAGGTATTTGTGTATGCAGATGAACAGAAACTACAGATAGAGCATTCATTACTTGCAATTTCAAAATGGGAGAGTAAGTGGAACAAGCCATTTCTTACAAAGAGTGATAAAACACTGGCTGAATTTGTGGATTACATAAGATGCATGACAATTACAGAAAATGTTGATCCAGAAATTTATAATCGATTGACAGCTAAAAATATTCAGGAAATTGAAGAATACATGGGGGCTTCAATGACAGCATCCACAGTTCCGGAAGAAAAAAATACTCCACATAACCGGGAGCAGGTCACGTCAGAACTTGTGTATTATTGGATGTTATCCTTAGGTATTCCGCCTGAATATGAAACATGGCATTTTAATCGTTTAATCATGCTGATTAAAATCTGTAATTTCAAGAATCGACCACCAAAGAAACATAGTAAAAGAGATATATATAGTAGACACGCGGCGATAAACGCAGCGAATAAAAAAAGATTCAATTCAAAGGGGTGACGGTACAAGATGAGCAATAGTAAATTAATAAGCTACACCAAAATCAGTCCGAACAAAACCAAGTCAAGAAAACATAGCATTGACAGAATTACACCACATTGTGTTGTTGGACAGCTTTCAGCAGAGAGCATTGGAAATTGTTTCGTAAGCCCAACAAGAAAAGCAAGCTGCAATTACGGTATAGGTACTGATGGACGAGTTGTTCTTTGCGTAGATGAAAAAGATAGAAGTTGGTGTTCATCGAACTCAGCAAATGATAACCGTGCAGTAACGATCGAGTGTGCTTCAGATAAAACAGCACCGTACGAGATGAACGATAAAGTTTATAATTCGCTTGTTGGTTTGTGTGTAGATATTTGTCGGCGCAATGGAAAAACAAAGTTGTTATGGATTTCTGATAAGAAAAAAGCATTAGAATATTCTCCCAAATCTGACGAGATGCTGATAACAGTTCATCGCTGGTTTGCAAACAAGGCATGTCCGGGCGATTGGCTGTATTCGAGATTAGGAAAACTTGCACAACAGGTTACAGATCAATTATTAGGAAGTGCTGTATCGGATGTAACAGAAAAAGAAGAATCAACACAGAAAGCATTTAAAGTAAAAGTTTCGACTAAGCAGCTTCGGATTCGAAAAGGTCCGGGGACAAACTATGGATTAACCGGTGCGTATACCGGCGTTGGCACATTTACAATTGTTGAAAAACGTGCTGGTGCAGGTTCAGCTGCTGGTTGGGGGCGATTACAGTCCGGTGCAGGATGGATAGCGCTTGATTATGTAACTGAATTATAAGGAGCGTGTATATGATAACGTTTAGACAAAAGGGCGATTTTTCAAAGTTGACTAAATTCTTAGAGAAAGCCAAGGAAACAGTTAAAATCGGTGATCTTGATAAGTATGGTCGAGAAGGTATAGCAGCCCTTGCGTCTGCGACTCCTGTTGACTCCGGATTAACTGCAAATTCTTGGTATTACAAGATAGAGCAGAAAAAGGGGTCTGTATCAATCGGTTTTTATAACAAAAATATTCAAAATGGAGTTCCAATAGCAATCATCTTACAGTATGGTCATGCGACTCGTAATGGAGGCTGGGTACAGGGGCGAGATTACATCAATCCTGCAATCCAGCCTATTTTTGACCAAATTGCAAGCCATGCGTGGAAGGAGGTTACTGAGCTTTGAGTACAACAATCGACGAACGTGTTGTTGAAATGCGGTTTGACAATCAGAAGTTTGAACAGAATGTTAAAACCAGCATGTCTACAATCGAAAAATTAAAGAAAAGCCTCAATCTTGAAGGGGCTGCAAAAGGATTGGAAAATATTAATTCCGAAGCACAGAAGTGTAATCTGACACCTATGTCAAACGCTATTGAGTCTGTAAAAATTCATTTTTCAGGACTTGAAGTTATGGCGATTACTGCACTTCAGAACATTACAAATTCGGCTATACAGGCGGGAGAAAGAATGGTTTCCGCTTTTACAATAGATCCAATAAAATCTGGTTTCGAAGAATATGAAACACAGATTAATGCTGTTCAGACAATACTTGCGAACACATCAAGTAAAGGAACAACACTGGATCAGGTCAATTCTGCATTGGATGAATTAAACCATTATGCAGATATGACAATTTATAATTTCACGGAAATGACCAGAAACATCGGTACTTTCACAGCAGCGGGTGTTGATCTTGATACATCAGTGGCCGCTATTAAGGGTATCGCAAACTTGGCGGCAGTATCCGGTTCAACATCTCAACAGGCAAGTACTGCAATGTATCAGCTTTCACAGGCATTGGCAGCGGGTACGGTAAAACTGATGGATTGGAACTCAGTAGTAAACGCTGGAATGGGTGGTCAGGTATTTCAGGATGCGCTTAAAGAGACTGCACGTGTTCATGGTGTAGCTATTGATCAGATGATCAAGGATGAAGGTTCATTTCGTGAAACTTTACAAAAAGGATGGCTTACATCAGATGTCCTGACCGAAACATTATCAAAATTTACAGGCGATTTGAATGAAGATCAATTGCGTACAATGGGATATGCAGATGAACAGATTAAGTCAATTCTCGAAATGGGAAAAACTGCAAATGATGCAGCAACAAAGGTCAAGACGTTTACACAGCTGTTTGATACATTAAAAGAGGCAGCACAGTCCGGATGGACGCAGAGCTGGGAAACAATCGTTGGCGACTTTGAAGAATCAAAAGAGAGATTAACTGGTTTATCTGACAGATTCAGTGAATTGATTAATAATTCATCTGATAAACGTAACTCTATTTTAAGCAGATCGTTTGGATCTGGTTTCGATACTTTATCAGAGAAATTGAGTAAGGCTGGAATAGAGACCGAAGTATTTCAAAATAAAGTGAAAGAACTGGCTAAAAATCATAACGTAGATTTGGATATGATGATTGAGCAGACCGGTTCGTTTGAAAAGGCTTTAAGCACCGCATTTAGTCACGGTTTGTTGAAAAGAGATATTCTAAAAGGTGCAATAAAAAGCCTTGTTGGGAATCTGACAGATGCTACTAAATCTACTGCATCCATGGCATCTCAAATGGAAAAGTATGGAGAAGTGGTAGATGCTGTTATAAATGGAAAATTCGGTACAGGCGAAGCAAGAATAAAAGCATTAACTGAAGCCGGATACGATTATGCAACAGTGCAGAATCTTGTGAATGAAAAACTCGGAAGCAGCGTCCGGCATATATCGTCATTGACCGATGAACAGTTAAAAAATGCAGATGGATTAGCAAATCTGTCAGATGAGCAGTTGAAAAATGCAGGATATACAGAAGAACAGATAAGTGCACTTCGTGATTTACAAAAAGAAGCAAATAAGGCTGGTTCATCTATCAACGATCTGATCGATAACATTGATCGTCCAACCGGAGCAGAGTTAGTATGGGGGTCAGTTTCGAATGTGATTGACAGTGCTGTCTCATCTTTGTCTGCAATGAAGAAAGCATGGAACGATGTGTTTTATAAAGGTATGTCTGATGATGACATTATCGAGAAAAAATCACAACGATTATACAATCTTCTCAAAGCAATTAATTCCTTTACAGAAAAACTCAAAGTGAGCGATGATACAGCAGATAAACTGACTAGGACTTTTAAGGGATTATTTGCGATTCTGGATATAGGCACAACAATAGTCGGTGGCGGATTTAAACTGGCATTCAAAGGGGCATCAATTGTTTTGAATGCATTCGATTTGGACATTTTAGATGTTACCGCTACAATTGGCGATTTACTTACAGAATTTCATGATTTTCTTTTGGATAATAAGCTGGTTAATAACGCAATTAAAGAATGTGGAACGGCTTTTAAGAAAGGATGCACTGAAATTCAGAAATGGGTTCAACAGTTTACAGAATTACCTGTTGTGAAAGAAAATCTGGAGGGAGTAAAAAACGTACTTTCTAAAATGGATTTTTCAATCGCTGAACGCAGAATTAATAAAGTTACAAGTGCCCTGCAAACTGGTTACACTGAACTGCAAAAATGGATCAACAAATTTCTGGAAATCCCGATTGTTCAAAGAAATATTGAAAGATTTCAAAATGCTTTTTCAGAGACATTTTCTGATGTAAACACGTACTTTAAAAATGGATTAGTTGTAATAGACGAGTTCATAGCACGTGTAAAATCCTTAGATCATATATCATTAGACAACATTGATGATATTTTTAAAGATTTTCGACAAAATGTACTTGGATATTTTTTCAATTTTGATGGCATATTTGGCAATTTAAAAACTGCATTCGATGCATTTAAAGCAGATATTAAAAGTCAGCTTGATGAAATTGCTGGAACAGCTGACGGCTTTAAGGCAAAAGTGTTTGGCGTTGTGGATTCAATCAAACAGTATATCACAGATCACATTGGTGAGATCTTTACAATCGGTATGGGCATCGGACTCATAAAAGTTACAAAACAGATTGGAACTGCTCTTGAAAATATATCTAAACCATTTGAGTCTTTTGCTGGTATGTTTGACAGTGTTAGCGGTGTTTTTAAAAGTATCAGTGGAGTTTTTGATACCCTTTCAGAGTCTATAAAGGCTGATATTCTTATTAAAAAGACACAGGCTATCAGGAATATCGCAATTTCTATTGCAATACTTGCAGGTTCTCTATTTTTATTATCACAGGCAGATCCAGAAAATTTATTAACAGCTGCAAAAGCGATTCTGGTTCTTGCTGGAACATTAGCAGTTCTTACAGCAGCTATGTCACTTATTGATAATAAGCTTGGAGTTGGAACGGGAACTAATAGTGGAGCTACAAGTATGTTAATGATGGCTGCATCATTAATGATTCTGGTGGAAGTCCTGAAAGGGGTAGACGAAATTAAATCCGACCACATTTTAAAGGATTTGGGAATAATTGCGGCGCTGGCCGGTGGATTAGCAATAACCGCAGGTTTACTGGGAAGATTTGCTCCTCAGTTATCAAAAGGTTCGTTAACTCTTATTGGTATCGCAGTATCGTTGAAAATCATGGTAGGTGTGTTAAATGATTTAAACGATCTGAAGATGGATAATATCAATCAAACGATAAAGATTATGATCGGGGCGTTAGCCGGATTGGCAATATTAAGTATCGCCTGCAAAAATATTAAGTTTGGTTCTGCGGTATCAGTATTGGCGATTGTTATAGCCTTAAAGTTATTCATAGGCGTGTTTGATGATATTGCCAATCTTGATTTTGCAAAAGTAGAAGATAATCTCAAAACAATAGCAGTGATATTCGGAATCTTTGCAGGGGTTATGGTCGCAAGTAAATTTGCAGGAAAGAATGCTGCACAGGCAGGAGTTGGAATCCTTGCAATGTCGGCAGCACTGATATTAGTCGTGGGTTCGATGAAAATGCTTGCGAATATGAATGCCGGAGATATTAAAAAATCATTGAACGCGGTATCGCAGATAATGTTAGTATTTTCTGCGGTTATAATCGCAAGTAAATTTGCAGGAAAAAATGCGGCGCAGGCAGGAGCAATGCTTTTAATGATGTCTGGTGCATTACTTATTTTGACCGGTGTGATCGTTGTTCTAAGCCATGTTAAACCAGAGGGAATGAAACAGGCTCTTGGAGCGATTGCAATTTTGGAGGCACTTTTTGCTGGTTTAATAGCAGTGACAGCGTTGGCGAAAGATTGTAAAAGCACAATAATGATGATCGCTATTACGATTGGCATATTAGCAGTAGCTCTTGCAGGTTTATCGTTTATAAAACCTGAAAATCTGGTGGCTGCTACAGTTGCAATATCGGTTGTTATGGGAATGTTTGCTGTAGTTATTGCTTCTACTCATTTTGTGAAAAAAGCGACAAGTACATTATTGATCATTACAGGGGCGATTACCATATTGGGCGGTATGATTGCGCTATTAGCGCAGTTACCGGTCGATTCAGTACTTGGTTCAGCTGTTGGATTGTCTCTTTTATTGCTGTCTTTATCATCAGCTATGATCATCATAAGCAAATGCGGTACAGTGTCACCTAACGCATATGTTACATTAGGAGTAATGACATTAGTTACTGCTGGGTTAGCGGCGATTATCGGAGTGCTTGCGAAAATGAATGTCGGACCGACATTAGAGATTGCGGCTTCATTATCAATTATGTTATTAGCATTATCAGCTGCTTGTCTGATTTTAAGCAAAGTTGGTATGGCTGGAAGAGGTGCATTTGTGGGAATTGGTGCACTCGTAACGTTAATTGCGTCTGTAGGCGGATTGATGGTTGCTATAGGTGCCTTAGACGAATATTTCCCTGGAATGGAGAAATTTCTTAATAAAGGAATGGTTATTCTGGAGAAAATTGGTTATGGTCTTGGATCTTTCTTTGGTAGTATTATTGACGGATTTGCAGTAAGTGCTACATCTGGTTTGCCGGAAATAGGAGACAATCTCGCTGGTTTTATGGAGAATGCTAAGCCATTCTTCGATGGATTATCCAATGTAGACGCATCAGCAATGACCGGTGTAAAAGCACTTGCAGATACTATCTTGATTCTGACAGCAAACGAATTATTATCTGGCATTACGTCATTTCTTGGTTTTGGAACAAATTCCATGGATATGTTTGGTATACAGCTTGAAGCATTTGGAACATCTTTAACGAACTTCTCAAATTCCGTAGAAGGTGTAAATCCGGAAAATGTGAACAAAGCCGCAGAAGCCGGAAAAGCATTAGCAGATATGGCAAATGCAATACCAAATACTGGAGGCGCTATAGCTAAAGTTATAGGCGACAATACAACTGATGTTTTTGGTATACAGCTTGAAGCATTTGGAACATCTTTAACGAACTTCTCAAATTCCGTAGAAGGTGTAAAGCCTGAAAATATTAACAAAGCTGTTGTCGCAGGAAAAGCGATTGCAAATATGGCAAATGCAATACCAAATACTGGAGGCGCTATAGCTAAAGTTATAGGCGACAATACAACTGATGTTTTTGGCACGCAACTTGAATCGTTTGGAACATCTTTAACGAACTTCTCAAATTCTGTGGCAAACGTAAATCCAGAGAATATCAACAAAGCTGTTGTTACAGGAAAAGCGTTATCTGACTTAGCCAACAGTTTACCGGAGACAGAAGGTTTCTTTAGTAAGATAGCAGATTTCAGTACATTCGGAGATGATTTGTCATGGTTTGGATCATGTTTAGTAAACTATTCTACTTCTGTAGCAGAAATCAATACAGATAAAATCTTGGAGATCAATAAAGCAATAAGGTCATTGATTATCCTGTCCAATGATATTTCAGCAGATGGATGCAAGGGTCTGACTACATTTGGAAAGTCATTATCAAAAATCGCTAAAAATGGATTAAGCAGTTTTGTAACAGCTTTTAGTGATGCCAAAGATCAGATCATTAACACAGGAAGTCAGATGATTACTGATTTCATAATTGGGGTGGAAGCAAAGCATCCAGATTCGAATGCCGAATTTAGAACGGTCGCACAGTCAGCGGTAGATACAATCAGAACATCTCATGCTAGTTTCAGTCTTGCTGGGGCATATTTAGTTGATGGATTTGTCAACGGAATCAGCGCCAATACATACAAAGCGGCTGCACAGGCTAAAGCAATGGCTTCGGCGGCAGTTGTGGCTGCAAAAAAAGAGCTGGATGAACATTCTCCGTCAAAAGTATTTTATGGAATTGGCGATTTTGCAGGTAAAGGTTTTATAAATGCACTTGCTGATTATACAGATAAAGCAGAATATGCAGGACAAAATGTTGCTAAATCTGCTGTTAACGGTTCGCGGAATGCAATTGGAAAGATTGTAGATGTATTAAACAATGGAATAGATGCTGAACCAACAATTCGACCTGTTGTAGATTTATCGGATGTGACAAAAAGTGTTTCAGATTTGAATACCTTATTCAGTTATGAACAGGCTATGTCATTAGGAAGTCAGATAGAAGTAACACGTAAGGCGAAATTTCAAAATGGAAATGCAAACGACATAATTTCTGCGATTGATAAGCTTGATGCATCATTAAGCAGATTCAGAGGAGATACTTATAATCTGAATGGTATTACGTATGATGATGGAAGCGTAGTTGCAGAAGCAATCAAGACTCTTGTTAGGACTACAATAGTGGAAGGGAGAATATAAAACATGGCAAATAAAAAATGTAAGAACGTGACATGTGGTATCCAATCGGGTACCACTAATGTTTTATATTTTACATGGGTATGGAATGGATATATACCAAGTACTCATAAGGACTGGAGTAAAAATAAAACCACTAAAGACTTTAAATACCAGATTCAGTATACAACGGGTGATGGTGTGTGGTTTTGGGGAGAAAATGGCTCGACAATTGCAAATAATGTTCGTAATCTTACATATTCAATTCCCTCTAATGCAAAGAAAATACGATTCAGGATTAAACCGGAGTCGAATACATACAAGAATAACAATGTAGATACAGCATGGTATACATCTGAATATACAGCATGGAAAGAATATAAAGTCGTCGCAGACAAAACACCAGCAACACCAAGTACACCAACTTTGAGTGTAAGTGGAAATCTTCTTACAATGGAATTAGATACATACGATGAGAATACGAAGTCGGTGTATTTCTATGTTGTGAAAAATGATACGAAACGATATGGCGAATATTCAGCAGATGTAGTTAAAAACCATGTAAGTATGACGATTGCAGTAGATGCTGGTGCAGAATACAAAGCAAAGGCATGTGGAAGCAATCAAAAAAATGATCATATTGGTTCTTTTGAGACTGGAGAGTGGTCTGAGTATTCATCGAATGTGTCTCCGTGTCCGAACACACCAAGCTGGATATCTTATTATGCCAAAACATCAACAGAAGTAAAGCTTGACTGGACACATTCTAAGGGAGCAACGAGTTTTGAGGTGCAGTATACAGAATATCAAAGGTACTTCGATAGTTCTGGAAATGTTACATCACTTACAGTTAATGAAGAATCTGATTATAGTCATGCCGAGGTCTCTGGTCTTGAAACAGGAACAAAGTATTTCTTTAGGGTTAGGGCAAAGAATGACGCTGGTTATTCCAGTTGGTCTGAGATTGTATCTGTAATTGTTGGAGAGGTACCGGATGCACCAACAACTTGGGCAGATGCATACACAGCAGAGGTTACACATTCGCCTGTTTTATATTGGACTCATAATTCTGGCGACAGTTCAAATGAAACAAAAGCGGAGCTGTATATTAGTATCAATGGTGTTTATGTTGGTGCGTTATACGATACAGAAAAGAAGAAACAGGGGCAAATATGCTCATTTCCTTTGAGCAATCTCGGAATGACATTTTCATCAGATACAAAAATACAGTTTAAAATACGAACCATGGGAATCCTTCAAACAAAAACAAACGGAAATGAGGCTTGGAGTCCTTGGTCCACAACAAGGACAATTCAATTGTACCAAGCGCCAACGTTGACCGCCACAATAAATGGTTTAGATGAAAATAAAAACCTTTTGGCATATCCGTTGACATTAGTATATGAATCGGGTCCAACTACACAGAAACCAATTAGCTGGTATCACGAAATAACTGCTGGAAATACATATGAAACTGTTGATGAAACAGGTCAAGTTAAAACTGTAATGAAAAACGATATTGTTTGGTCTGAGTCATTCAACGCATCTGAACGATCAACAACTTTAACCATTAATCCAGCATTGACATATTTGGAAAATGGGGAAGTATACGTTGTAAAAACTGTAGTTGGAATGAATACTGGATTGTCAGCATCACATGAGCAATATTTTAAAGTATCAATGTTGGAGACAGCGATTGATATAGAAGCGGTCGTCAGTTATAACACTAAAAATTATACAACATCAATTGAAGTAGCTGTGTATGATAAGATTCAGGATAATGAGTTGGATTCTATAATTGATGAAAACGGTGAAGTAGTGTATGCAAATGGCGGGAAATTGTTGGATGATGCATTAGTTTCTATATATAGAAGAGAATTTGATGGATCATTTACTGCAATAGTAAAAAATGCTATAAACCGTGAGCATAACACTTTTATTGATCCGCATCCAGCATTAGATTATGCGCGATACAGAGTGGTTGCAAATTTAACTGGAAACGGAAGTTTTGATTTCTATGATGTGCCAGTATATCCAGTACAAGAGAAAGCAATTATTATTCAGTGGTCCGAACAGTGGCAAAACTATGTCGGAACTGAAGATTTGATTTTAGCAGAACCAAGTTGGAGTGGCTCATTGGTACGGTTACCGTATAACATTGATATATCTGACGATTTTTCAAATGATGTTAATTTGCAAAAATACATTGGTCGAAAAAGACCGGTTAGTTATTATGGAACGCAACAGGAACATACGGCAACATGGTCAGTGGATATACCAAAAGATGATATCGAAACATTATATGCAATACGAAGGCTTGCTAATTATTTTGGAAATTGTTATGTAAGGGAACCATCTGGTACGGGATATTGGGCACAAATAAAGGTTTCATATAGTCAAACACACGCTGAATTGGTAATACCGATTTCATTTAGTATAACAAGAGTTGAAGGGGGTGCTTAAAATGCTAGATTGGACTCAGACTATGTCACAATCTTACAGATTTTATAAAGTTGACCCTGTAACATGGATGGACGGTCAGGAATTAAACCAGATTTCTGACTGTTCTATTAATTGGGATTCAACAAGTAGTACACTCGGTTCTGCATCTATAACAACTTCTGAGATACTTGAAGAATGCTACATACGAACATATATGGTAGCAATTCAAAATGGGGTAAAAGAAACGATTCCAATTGGTACGTTTTTGTATCAAATGCCATCCAATGATTATGATGGAAAGTGTCAAACAATAAAAATGAATGGTTATACGCCGTTGATGGAGTTAAAAGAAAAATCACCGTCAATCGGATATACAATAAAAAAGGGTACAAATTATATGACATTGGCAAGTGAATTGACAGCGAAAAATACAAGGGCACCTGTTATCGCCGTAGAAACAGCAAGTACCCTAAGTTCTAATTTTACAGCTGGCACAGACGATACATGGCTTACGTATCTGACAGATTTAATTGCTACAGATCATTACACATATGATGTGGATGCTTTGGGACACATTCTTTTTTCTCCTGCAATTGCTACAGAGAAAATGCAACCAGTAATGACATTTAATGATGATGAACGATCCATCTTATTACCAGATGTTACAGTTGAAAGAGATATGTATGATATTCCAAATGTGGTTGAGGTTGTGTATTCGGAAGGTGTCAAAAAACCGATAAGTGCAATTGTTAAAAATACAGATGACAATAGTCCGGTATCAATTAGTCAAAGAGGCAGAGAAATTATTCATCGTGTTGTAAATCCGTCGTTGAGCGGTATACCGAATGAGGAATATGTGAAAGAGTATGCAAGAAATTTGCTCGCAACTTTATCAAAATTAGAATACAAAGTAACTTATACGCATGGTTACTGTCCAGTAAGAGTTGGCGATTGTGTGTTATTGAACTATGAAAGAGCAGGTTTAAAAAACATAAAAGCCAAAGTTATCAGTCAGTCTATTAATTGCGGAATTGGATGCACAGTAGAAGAAACAGCAGTATTTGTTAATAATTTATGGGAAGGCGGTTTGTAACATGGAATTGTCAGCACAATTGTTAAAATCATTTGCGAAAGTTGTAAATCAACCTTCAAAAGAGACTTCTAAAACATTAACTATATATGGCGATTTAAAAAACGATAAGAATGATTTTTACGTTAAGATCGATGGGTCAGAGGAATATATCCCTACATATACTGTTGTTAATGGACAAACTGGAGATAGAGTAGTTTGTGAAATACGAAATCATTCAGTATTAGTTACTGGAAATTTATCGTCGCCATCTGCAACTGGTGATGACGTGAAACAAGTATCAGATAAAGTTGATTTTCTTGAAGCAAATAGAATTACAACAGATTATCTCGAAGCTCATTATGCAGAAATTGATTTCGCAAACATAAATGTTGCCCATATTAAACAAGGGTTTATGGAATCTCTTTTAGTATCACAGGGAATAATAGCAGATCGTGTTGTTGGTTCGGAAGTTGTAGCAACAAATGCTTTAACAGGAGTGAATATTTATGCTAATGATATCACAGCAGGAACTTTATCAGTAGACCGACTTGTTTTTCGAGGAAGCGAACAGAGCGTAATTTATCAGTTGAATAACATAAGTGGCGCACTTCAGGCAGAAAATGTTGATACGATTAATGGTGAAGTGATTACACCAAGGACAATTGCAGCTGATCGCATTATAGCAAAAAGTATTACAGCAACAGAAATTAATGTACAAAACTTAGTTGCTACAGGATTGATAGAAGCGAATAGACTGACTTCTAAAAATATTGTAGTAGACGATCTGTTTGCCACGGATATTACAGCAGCCGGAAGCATTAAGAGTAGTAATTACGTCTACACAAGCGGTATTTATAGTACAGCAGGTGTAAAAATGAGCATGGCAACCGGTCAGATAATCAGTAGACAATTTGCTATCGATACATCCGGGAACACTTATTTTGCTGGACAATTATCAGCACCAACAGGAAATATTGGCGGTTTCACAATCGGAACAAATTCTTTATATTCTGGACCTGATAACCTTGGGAGCAACAAAAAAGGTGTTTATATAGGCACAGATGGAATAAGTTCAATTGGGGATAATGGCGGAAAATATGTGCAGATAAGAAATGGAAAAATTACAGGTCATAACAGCGGCAGTATGTCTGGCACGTCTGAGGCTGTAATAGATTTGACAGCGGCAAGTAGTGTTGGTAATAGAGCTTTTGGTTTGGGGGCTCAAGCTGGATTGTTATCAGTGTACATGATTGATGAGACAGCTATCAATTTGTCGTCCGCCAAAGGCATTATTATATCTTATGATGGTATATATACTGGTAAATATCAAAGTGGAATGTGTGTGCGAAACAAGACATTACTTTCAGTTGATGGTGATGTTGGATGCTCATTGAATTTATCAAATGCTTTATGGCTTCGTGCACACAATACAGCAGGCACATTAACCAGATTGATTGGTATGAACAGCAATGACAATGTTCATATGGGTGACTATAATGGAGACAATATATCACCAGTATATATTCATGCAAAAGGTAAACAATACAATTTCACAGATGCAGCTTTTTGTCCAAATGTTACGAATGATGTTCCATTAGGATTGTCGAATAAGCGGTGGTCAACTGTTTACGCAAAGACTGGAACAATTAATACATCTGATCGGACAAAGAAGCATGACATAAAAGATCTAACCGAGGTATATGAAAAACTGTTCCTTAAGCTACAGCCGAAATCGTTTATATTTAACGACGGCGACCGTGTACATATCGGAGCAATCTCACAGGATGTAGAAGATGCCATGCAGGAGCTTGGAATGTCGGCAGAGGATTTTGCAGGATTCTGTAAGGATATTCGGTATGATTATCGGGAATACAACGATGACGGAACACCGGTAGAGGAGAGTCGATACATTGTAACCGATGACGACGGAAATCCGGTATACGATTACGCATTGCGATATCAGGATTTTATCTTTTTAACAATTCATATGGTGCAGAAGCTATTTATCAAAATGGAAAAAATAGAAACGGAAATGAATGCAATGAAAAAGAAAAATGCTTTATAGAAAGGACTGTAGATTTATATGAAAAAATTAGAGATTAAAACTGGAAAGCTTTATGATATGTATGTCGGTTTTCTATCGAATAATATTGTAAAACTGGAATTTTCAAGAAGAGGTGCTTTGGTTATATGCCGTAATCTTAAGAAGATTGAAACAGAGTTGTCGGAATATATTTCAGCGCGACAGAAATTAATCGAAGAGTACAAAATTGGTGATGAACCATATATTGACCATACGAATCCTCGATATAACAAATTTATGAATGAACTTTATGCAATAAATTCTGTGGATGTTGTTCTGGATATTAATACTATTACAGAAGAAGATCTTCCGAAGAATATTAGTATTGAACAAGTCTTGTTATTGGATTCAATGCTATGCGAGAACGCAAAGGAGTAAATGTAAATGGCTAAACTCATAGAATACGATCAAGTAGAAACGCTTAAAGACGAAGACATATTTTTGATTGATGGCGAACGAGGAACAAAAACTATATCGGCGAAAAATCTTGCAAATGATATCAAAAAAGTTAGTTTGGACGAATTGATCGAATATACGGACGATAAATTTTCTAAACTGGATGATGCAAAACTTGATAAAACTGGAGATGCAAGTAATGTAACTAGCGATATTCAATCTGCAACGATCAGAACGAATCTTACAACTGGGGAAAAACTTGCTGTTTCATTGGGAAAAATTAAAAAATTCTTCAGTGATTTAAAAACTGTTGCTTTTACTGGAAGTTATGCAGATTTGACAGAAAAACCAACATCAATGACAGCAAATGGCGGAAATGCCGATACCGTAAATAATCACACGGTTGATACAGATGTTCCAGAGGATGCAAAGTTTACAGATACAGTATATGATACTTTTGTAAAATCTGGAACTGAAGCAAAAGCTGGTCTTGTTCCGTCACCACCGACTACTGCTGGCACAACTAGATACCTTAGGGAAGATGGAACTTGGACTGTCCCATCGAGCTCTATACCAGATGATACAGTTACCGGTATTAAAGGAAATGCCGAAACAGAATACCGCACAGGGAAGGTGAATTTGACACCGGAAAATATCGGTGCGCTTCCTATTAGTGGAGGAAAGTTAACAGGTCAATTACAAGTTGGCGAGAAAGTTAAACTTTATACCAGCAGCGAGGGTGGAAACATTCAGATTATATCACCAGATGATATCGGTTTAAGATGGGAACTAGATGCATTCAAAGGTGATTTGAGGTTTATTTGTTTTAATAATGATGGTACCGTCAAAAAAATCTGCCAGTTAACAAAAGATGGAACGCTTATCGCAAACAATGCAACACAATCAGCAGCAGGCTTAATGAGTCCGAAAGATAAGGAAAAATTGGACAATCTTTCTATCGTAAATAATAACACTACAACGGAAGCAGGGTACGCGCTTGATGCGAGGCAGGCGAATCCGAATGTGAATGGGAGTTTGGCGAAACAGATCAGTACGTTAAACAGCAGTTTAGCAAACCACTTACCATTATCCGGCGGAACAATGACTGGCACTATTATTGGACAACATAAGTTACCAGGTAGTACGGCTTCAGATTCCAATGGAATGGTTCTCGGTGTTCAGACAACAGGCAATACAGGAATTTTTAATGGTAACGGAGATGGAAATGGGGCTGACGTTGCAAATCTAATCATCAAATCATGGTACGGAGTTGGATTTGTAGACGGTTGTTCTGGTCAAGGAATGACTGTCGGAATAGATTGCAGGAGTGGAAACATTACATGCAATTCTATAACAATAAGAAATGTCGGAAGTGTGACAGATTTATTAAATTCCAAGTTATCAACGTCTGCATCCTGTAATAAAAACTGGAATTGGAGTGGTAAAAATGAAACCCCAGCCTGGATATGGGGTGGTAGCGATGGAACTAATATGTATGTCTATAATCCGACATATATCCTGGTTCAGGGAATAAGAAATAGAGTAACAAATAGAGCAATGACTATAACAAATGATAACCATGTTAGAACATATGAATCTAATGGTGTTGGAATGAACGGAGCTATCAGCCTTGGTTCTGGAAATTATAGATTTTCACAATTATACGTTACATCAAGTTCGATATCAACTTCTGATAAAAATTATAAAGATGATATTAAATCACTTACAGATAAGCATTTACAGTTTTTTATGAAATTACAGCCAGTATCATTTTTATTTAAAGATGGTACATCCGGCAGAACACATGTCGGTTTTATAGCACAGGATGTAGAGCAGGCAATGTCAGAATGTGGCTTAACAGATCTCGATTTTGCTGGATTCTGCAAAGATCAAAAAGTTGACAGTAAATTGGTTGATGGTGAAGAAGTCAACGAACCTATCTTAGATGATAATGGTAATCCAGAGTATATATATTCACTTCGTTATGAGGAGTTTATCGCATTAAACACATATGCAATTCAGAAGTTGTGGAATCATGTGGAAACATTAGAAAAGGAAAACATAGAGACGAAAAATCAGATCAAATCAATGCAGCAGGATATTGCAGAATTAAAAAAATCAAGAGCCTAAGAGCCGATTACATGACCATGTGTTGTGTAGCCGGCTCTTTTGAATAACAAGCCTTCGGGCAGAAAGAGAGGAAAAAAGAAAATGAAAGAATTTGACAAAGTAAACGTGATTTATGGAGTAATTGCCACGATGGGGGTGGCACTGTTCGGGAAGTACTGGTTCCTGTTTTTTGGATTTCTGGTATTAAATGCGGTTGATTACATTACCGGATACTGCAAGGCGAAGTTCTACAAAAAGAACGAGTCCAGTGCGATCGGTGCAAAAGGAATCTTAAAAAAAGTGTGGTACTGGATTGTAATTGGTATGGCATTTTTTGTTTCAATGAGTTTTGTACATATGGGGGAGATCATCGGCATTAATCTTTCGTTTGTGCAGCTCTTCGGATGGTTCACGCTGGCAACATATTTGATTAATGAAATCCGTAGCATCTTGGAAAACCTGGTAGAAATGAATGTGAAGGTACCGCAGTTTTTAATTGCAGGGCTGGATATCACACAGAAATTACTGGATACCAAAACAGAAGTTACAGATTCAAAATAATATATGATGGTAGGTTGTCTCTGAATAATTAGAGGCGGCTTACCATCAACAGCGAAAATAGCATTCCCTCTTATTTTTCCGTATGTAGGTTACAATTGAAACATTTATGATTACCTCAGAATGGAGGTGATCGTTGTGCAAGAAAAATATTTGCTATCTATTAAAGAAACTTCTGATTTATTTGGTATAGGACAGCATCGATTAAGAGAACTGGTTCGGGATGATTACGAATGTAAATATCATTTGATGATTGGACGCGTTATACGGATTAAACGAGAACCATTTGAAAAATTTATAAGCAAAGTTGAGCAGATATAAATTATCGACATCGTGCTTCGAATGTGATATCATCTAAGAGTATTCGTTCGAGGCACCTTTTTATGGAGGGCTGAGAATATGGCAAATAAAACAGTATCAGAAAAAAATAAACCTACACGAAAGAAGTTACGTGCTAATGAGTATTACAATCCCAAAACAAAACGGTATGAGTATCACTATAAAGATGCTTTAGGGAAAGAACGAGTGATTAGCTCATATAGACTGGACGTAACAGATCAGTTGCCAAAAGGTAAACGGAGCGGAAAGAGCTTGCGTGAAAAGGAGGCAGAATTAAACACACAGCTTGAAAATCATATTAACATTGATGGGGCAAAACTTACTTTACTTGAGGTCATAGGGCGATATTTAGAAAACCTTTATAATAGGAAAGAATTAAGTCCAAATACTAAAATGGGTTATAATGTAACTGTAAATACATTAAAAGAATACCGTCTTGGACATATGGAGATAGGTAAGATCAAACCAGAGCATTGTGAAGACTGGTTATCTGACATGAAAAAGAAATATAGAGGGTCATCTATACAATCGCAAATCAGCCTTATAAAGAGAACATTTGAGTATGCTATTGACTACGATTATATTGTGAAGAATCCGTTTAGAAGAATTACGACTGACAGAAGCGATAGTAAACAGATGGAAGCGCTGACTATACAAGATATGAACAGGTTTTTGGAGTTTTGTTCAACAGATGCACATAGTAAACACTGCTATGATATGATTTATATTTTGTTTTGGACAGGCATGAGAGTGTCCGAATTATGTGGGCTTACTTTGGACGATATAGACTTGAATAAGAGGATGATACGTGTTGAAAAACAGTTATTATGTCTGAATCATAAACATGTAGTGCGAAAACCTAAAACATCAAATGGAATAAGATTCATTCCTATGACAGATGGTGTGTACAATAGTTTTGAACATGTACTGAAAAATCGATATTTAAAAGGTGATATCGAACCGGTTTGCTATGATGAGAGGGGTAATGCATACGAAAGGTTTGTGTTCTTGGCAACAAGAAGCCGTAAAACAATTGTTAGGGCTCATGTTGAGGAATATTTGCAGAATTGCATTAAGCGTTTCAATATTGTAAATCCAGATACACCAATTCGGAAGTTTGAACCTCATATTTGCAGACATACTTTTGCAACTAATATGCAGACGCTTACGCCAAAGACACTTCAATATATTTTGGGGCATGGCAATATTAGTACTACAATGAACAACTACGTAGATGCGAAGCCTGGAGCGCAGCAATTGACCGAGATCAATGAGCTGGCAAATACTATGGCAGCTATTTAG